TACTCACACCAGCAGGAGGCCCTCGTGGCTGTCTACTCCATGACGGCGACTCGCGTCGAGATCGCCGGCACCAACTTCTCCGACCACGGCGTGTCTGCCGATCTGTCGATCGACGTCAACACGCTTGAGACCAGCAACTTCGCTTCGGCTGGTTGGACCGAGATGATCGCCGGCATGAAGTCGGCGACGGTCAACCTGACCTTCAACGACGACTTCGCTGCATCCAACGTCGACGCAACGATCTGGTCGAACTTGGGCGCCTCGGTCGCTGTGAAGCTGCGTCCGGTGAACACGACGACGACGGCGACGAACCCCGAGTTCCAGTTCACCGCTCTCGTCACTCAGCACCGGTTCGGTGGTGCGGTCGGCGCGCTCGCTCAGAAGGCGATCTCGTGGCCGGTCACCGGGGCGATCACCCGCGCCACGAGCTGAGGTGGCTACCAATAAGGCGCTGCAGGTCAACGTCGAGGGCGCCAAAGAGCTGCGCGAGACGTTGAAGGCGATGGGGGATCGCCGCCTGCTCGCCGAGTTGTCAAGCGACAACGCAGAGATCGCGCAGATGATCGTGGTCGAAGCACAACGCAACGCAACCACCCGGCGCGAGCAACTGGTGGCGAGCTCGATGACGGTCACCAAATCATCCAAGGTGGTGCAGGTTCGACTGCCCCGCTTGATCCAGGTGACCGACAAGCAGGGGCGGGGTATGCGTCCGGTCGGTATGGGTACCGAGTTCGGCGCCAAATATCAGCGTCGCCTTGTGAAGAACACTGGTGGTCGGGCAACGATCGTCCGTAACGACGAGGACCTCGACAAGGTCATCAAGCGCGTCGAAGACCAGACCCGCATGGGGTTTGACACCGTGTCGAAACGTGCCCGCAAAGCGTGGGGTGCGACACCGGTCAAGGTCACCAAAGTCATCATCGGCTGGAAGGGCTACAAGCCGTTCAAGGGCCGTGGCGACAAAGCCGGCTACTTCCTGTTCCCGGCAATTCGTGAGAAGCGTGAAGAAGCCATTGAGATGTACGTCAAGTCCATCGAGAAGGTGTGGAACAAAACGAAAGCTGCGTGATGAGCGACACCCCTGCCCCCGCTACAACAACGATCAAGCTGATCCCGCCCGGCGAAACCGAGCCGCAGGACATCGAGATCAACCTGCTCGGCTTCACCCTTGCCGAACGCAACCTTGCGAAGAAACTGATCGCCCAGTTCACCGATCCCGACATCGTCGAGCTCGTGGCGGTCAACGCGTTTGTGGTCTGGCGCCGCACCCACCCCGAAGCCCGCATGGAGGACTGGGTCAACGGCATCACGTTCGGCGACATGGTCGGCATGAACTTCGCCGCCGCTGCCGACCAGCCCTGGTTCACCCCTGAGGGCTACGACCCGGAAGCGTCAGGCACCGGCTGATCAAGTTCTGGCCGGTGCTGTGGCAGCAGTTCGGTATCCGTCCGATGGATGTCGAGCACCTCACCCTGACCGAGACGGTCGCCCTTGAAGCGGCGCTCGCCCAGTGGGAACGAAATAACCGCTAGGAGTCCGATGGCCGGCAAGAACGAGCGTGACCTAAGGGTCAACATCATCGGTGACGCCCGCCAGATGAAGAAGGCAACTAAGGAAGCCGAGTCCGGTGTTGCCGCTTTCGAGAAGGCTGTCGGTCAGGCAGGCACTGCTATCGCTGCAGCGTTCGCCGGTGGGGCGATCCTCAACTTTGCGAAGCAGTCGATCACTGCTGCGCTCGAGGATCAGCGCGCCCAGCAACGTCTCGCCAAGACGCTGCAGAACGTGGTGTCGGCCAACAAGGATCAGGTCGCTGCGGTTGAGGCGTCGATCGCTGCGATGCAACGCCAGTTCGCTGTCGCCGACGACGAGCTGCGCCCAGCGTTCGAAACGATCGTGCGTTCTACCAAGGACGTCGGCCAAGCCCAGCAGCTGCTCAAGTTGGCGCTCGATATCTCGGCTGGCTCGGGCAAGAACCTGCAAGAGGTGTCGGTCGCCCTGGTGAAGGCGTTGGGCGGCCAGACCCGTGGGCTCAAAGAGCTCGGGATCACGCTCAAGGACACCGGCGGCAAAGCATTGTCGACCGATCAGATCTTGGCCCAGTTGACAGCAACCTTCGCAGGGCAGGCTGACGAGCTCGCCAATAGCCAGGTCGGCAAACTCAAGGCTGTCGGCATCCAGTATGACGAGCTGAAAGAGACAGTCGGCGCAGCGTTGCTGCCGGCGTTGACCCAGTTGGCTGAAGTCGCTCAAACACTGTTCGGCTGGTTCAACAGCCTGGACGGTGGCACCCAAAAGTTGATCTCCCAGATCGTGATCTTTGGCGGGATCGCGATCAGCGCAGTCAAAGCGTTCAACGGGATCAAGGCCGCAGTGGTCGGCATGAATCTTGCGATGGGGGCGACCCCGTGGGGTGCGATAGCACTCGGTGTTGGAACTTTGGCTGCGGTCATTCTGGGCAGCAGCAAATCGGCAAGTATCGCAACCCAGTCATACAGAACCTACAAGGAAGCGATTGAGGGTGTCGGCGACGCATCCGATGAGGCTGTGCGCAAACTTGTGTTGCAAGGCCTCAAAGAAGGCGTTCTCAAAGACGCAGTTGAAGCCACTGGCCTCAGCTACGAAGCTGCTGCCAAATACATCTTGGGCTACACCGACGAGTTGAGCGGCGTTGATGACGCTTGGATCATGGTGGGTGCCAAGCTCAAGCGCGGCTCAGACGTTTTGAAGGAACAGCGCGACGCACTGCAAAAAGCTCGTGACGCCGTCAAGGCCGAAGCTGAGGAGCTTGCCAATCTTGCCCCAGCATCCGACGAGGCGAAGGCTGCCACCGAAGGGCTGACCGGTGCGCTCCTTGCTGCCGAGGTTGGCGGCAAGACCTACATGGAGCGCCTCGAGGACCTGTCGAAGAAGATGTGGTCGACGGGCGAAACAGCGTCCGAGATGGCTCGCACCATTATCGATGCTGTCGACAACATTCGAGCTAGGTTCGACAAGGGCTTCGCTGCCGATAAAGCACTTGCCGATTTCAAGGCAAGCATCAAAACCCTTGACGAAGATCTGCGCAACCTCAACAAGAACAGCGCCGAGTATCGGGTGCAAGTTCAAGAGCGGGCTGATTCGGCGTTGAACTTGGCTGAGACGTACGCCGACGCTGCTCTGGCTGCCCGCAAAATGAGCGAGGCCGAAGGTGCGATCGCCAAGAACCAGTTGATGATCAACCGGCTCAATGACGTACGCGAGAAGCTTGACCCCAACAATCCGCTACGCAAATACCTTGACGAGTTCATTGACCAACTGCTCAAGATCCCCGGCACCTACGACGCTCGAGTCAACGTCACTGTGGCCGGGATGCCAGGGATCGCAGCCTCCGACATCCAGGGCAACAACTTCGGTCTGACCCCTGAGCAGATCGCTCAGATGCTCGGCAAGAAGAAGCCCACCAAGAAGCGCGCAGCTGGCGGTCCGGTCATGGGCGGCGAGGTGTACCTCGTCGGCGAGCAAGGGCCCGAGGTGTTTGTCGCCGGCCAGTCCGGGCAGATCATCCCGAACCATGCGCTCGGCGGTGGCAGCAACATCACGATCAACGTGACCGCCCCGACCGGTACCGACCCGTACACGTGGGGGAACGCGATCGTGTCGGCACTCAAGAGCTATGTGCGGGTGAACGGCAAGATCGCCGGTCTGACTGTCTGAGGTGACCGATGCCGTCATATGCACCGCACGGTGACACCACCAACTATCCGACAGTCACTGTTGAGATCGGCTTCTCGACGGTGTCGTCGGGCAGCTCGGTCTGGAACGTCGGGTTGTGGAACACCGCTAAATGGTCGGGGCGCGATGTTGTCTGGACCGACGTCACCCAATATGTGCGCAGGATCTCGACCAGCCGGGAGAACAACCGGGACACCGGCGGCTACCCGGCAGGCACTGCGACCCTGACCTTGTCGAACAACGACGCCCGGTTCACACCCGGCAACGGCAGCTCGCCGTACGCCTCGGGCGGTGTGTCGAAGGTGGTACCGAAAGTACCGATCCGTATCCGGGCCACCTGGGCTGGCACCACGTACGGCGTGTTCTTCGGTCGCATCAACTCGTGGGCTGACGAATACCCCGGTATGGGCAAGGACTGCGTGACGACGATCACCTGCTCCGACACGACCGCCGACCTCGCAGCGATCGAGCTGGCATCAATCGTGGCAGCCGGCGCTGGCGAGGCTGCCGGGCAGCGGATCTCGAGGATCATCAGCGCAGCCGGCTGGTCGTATGGCACCGATATCGGGGTCGGGGCGATCTCGACGATGCAGGCGACAACGCTCGGCGATAACGCGCTCAGTCTCGCCCAGTTGACTGCGGTGAGCGATGGCGGCGACCTGTTCGCTGATGGCAATGGGGCGCTCGTGTTTCAGGACGGGAACTTCCCGGTCGACAACGCTCGGGCGAACACGGCGCAGGTCACGTTCGGGTCCGGTGTTGGTGAGGTCAAGTTCGCCGATCCGGTCCTCACCTACGACGACACGCTCATCTTCAACACCATCAGGTTCAGTCGTGTCGGTGGCACCGAGCAGACGCAGACCGACCCGGACTCGGTGGCGTTGTATGGGCAGCGGACAAGTCAACGCTCCGACCTGATCTGTGAGACCGACAGCCAGGCGGCGTCGCTCGCAAACCTCGAGCTGTTCAAGTTTCGCGACCCGGAATATCGGGTTTCTGCGCTGCTGGTGCAGGGCGCTGTGTCGCCGGCTGCGTACTGGCCGCTGCTGCTTGACGCCCGGTTCGGTGACTACTGCATCGCAAAGGTCCCGACACCGTCGGGGATCACGATTACCCGCAACGTGTTCATCACCGGCATCAGCCATCAGATCGATTCCGATGGTGATTGGCAGATCCGGTTTGCGTTTCGTTCCGCTACGCCATACGTGAATGTGTGGTCGGGCTGGGACGAAGGCGTGTGGGACACCATGACTTGGTACTGGTAGGGGGCCGCTGTGGCTTTGATTTCCGATGTGTCTGCTGGCGCAACGATCGACCCGACTTGGGGTAACGCCATACGAGACCAGGGGGTGCAGGTCACCACCTCGGGTGCGCGTCCTGGCACACCTGCTGAGGGCATGGTGATCTACGAGACCGACACCGACCGGCTGCTTGTCTATTCGGGCAGTGCGTGGATCAGGTTCGGTAACTCGGCGACTGGTGGCCGTACCGGCTGCACGATTCGACGGTCAGCGAACCAGTCGATCGCGACCGATACCCGCACGAACTTCTCGTTCGACGCCGAGGACGCTGACACCGACGGGTTCTTCTCGCCGACCTCGACGACGGTGACGATCCCGGCCGGGTTGGGTGGGTTGTATGCGATCGGGTTCTCGGCGTCGTCAGCGACCACGTTGGGCACGACAGCGATGGCTTACATCTCGTGTGCCGGTTCGGCGACACAGATCGTGACGACAGGCGCTGGAGCGAACGACAACGGTTTCCCTGTCGTGTCGTCTCGCTACTACATCGGCTGTTCAGCGATCCTGCCGCTCGCTGCAGCCGACACGATCGTCGCCGGGTACTACCAGAACAACGGGACCAGCATCAACTTCACTGCCCGTCTCACCGTCTACCGGATCGGGATCTGACATGGCACGTATCGCCAATGTGACCGCAGGCCAGTCAGCGTCGAGCTCGTGGGCGAACGCGATACGTGACGCTTCGGTGATGCAGATGACCGCAGCCGAACGGGCAAGCGTGGTCCCGGTCGAGGGCCAGCTCGTCTACGTCTCGGACGAAGACCGGTTCTACGTCTACGACGGCTCGGGTTGGGTGCGTGTCGGCTGGGGTGCGACCACCACCGGGCGCACCGGCTGCGCCGTCAAACGCACCGCCAACCAGTCGATCGCCACCGGCGCAACCCGTGCCGAGATCACCTTCGACGGCGAAGACTTCGACAGCGACGGGTTCTTCACCGCAAGCTCAACCGACATCACGATCCCTGCCGGTCTCGGCGGGATCTACGCCGTGCAGTTCCAGGTGACTTGGGCGTCATCGCCGGGCACGACCGCACTGACTCGTGCCCGCATCATCCCGAGCGGCGCCACCAGTTACAACGTGATCGACGGCGACGCCTCGCAATATCAGGTCTACAACTACGGCGGCACAAACGTTGTGACCGGCGGCTCCGGTACCTGGGTCTTTGGCGCTGGCGACAAGATCACCTTGACAGTCGCTCAAGGTTCTGGCGGCTCGATCAATGTGACGGCGACGATGTCCATCTACCGGATTGGGGTGTGACGATGGCGGCAACCGTGAACATCGACACGTTCGTCGGCGACGATGTGTCTCGGATCATCACCTTCGTCGAGGCCGACAAGACGACCCCGATCAACATCACCGGGCGCACCTATGTGGCGCAGATCTTCACCGAGGACGGCACGGTCGCAGCGTCGATGACGGCCACCGTGCCGACCGGCACCGATGGCAAGGTGAACTTGTCGTTGGCTCGTGCCACCACCACGACGCTCGGTGTCGGCAACTGGCGTTGGTCGCTGGTCGAGACCGCATCGGGTGTGGTGACCACGGTGCTGGTCGGCGGGTTCACGATCTCGAGCGAAGCGACGAGCTGATGGCTGAGGT